CATCGCACTTGCGAAGTTAGCTGTCCCGAGGCCCGCAGGTCGAATTCTCGTGTTGATCTGAATGATATTCGTTGCTGGGTAGCTCATTTGCTAACTCCGAGAAGGTGTGTAATCCCGCGAGAGTCTATCATGGTACGTTGATCGTCTCTAGTACCTCACCGTCTTCGTTCTCGACGATCACGCTGGCACTGAGAATGTTGTTAATGTCGTTGATATTCGACACCTCGTAACCGAGGCGAATCGAGATGTTCGCACGCTGTTCCCAGTTGACCGACTGTAACGCTGTGAGGTTGTTGGCAGCGGACGTACCGAGCCATCTCACCTTCGCCTTGAATAGATCAATCGACACGTCAGGGCGCTTGTTGCACTCCTTGAGGCGTTCCACCCGGGCCATTGCATCACCCCGGTAGAAGTTCACACTTGCTGTGGCGATGACCTGGGCGCGTACGTCGACGGTGACTTGATCGCCGATCTTGTTGATCGGGTAGATGTGAGCCTGACCACGCTGGTCGATGCTTTGGCGTGGTCGAATCGACGCGTACTCACCGGTGGGCGACTTGGCGTTCTGGTCGGCCAGGATGCATTCGGGAACACCCGTCACGGTCATGATGATCGGTCGCAGAATGGCGAATAACTGTTCGTTGGTCATGGTCAGGCCTAATCGTCGATTCTGGATACGATGACTTTGCAGTAATTGCGCCAGTACCGGTTGTCGCACTTGTGCGCTTTCCACGTTTGACCGATGAAAGTCCACGTACCAGTTTGGTCGATCAGTTGCATGTTGCCGGCGTTCACGTAGATCCGGCGTGCGTCGACGATCCGTTCACCACCCTGTTGCAGAAAGTCAAGCTCGCGCTCGCTGACCGGCTGGATGTTCACAACGTAGGGTTCGGTTGTAGTTGAACCAGGGACGAATATCCCATCGACGTACCCGCCGTCAGTCATCGCTGTACGGGTCGCAGGGACTGACACGAATACCGCGTCGATGTGGCCGATCATGTCGAGGGACATTACGCAAGGCCCTCCGTGGGCTTCTCGTCAGTGGTGGTGGAGACGACAGAAGCCCTGAGGTGACCTTTGTCGATCAATGGGTTATCCGAGCCTTTCATCATGATCGTGTACGCAGCGTTGGCGGGTGTTTTCAAGTCTGTCATGAACTGCTGAGTCGCGCCAGCCGCAAGAATACCCACCCCCTCAACGACTTGGTCCATTGTCGAACCTTTTGCGATCTCGTCGCGGATGTACGCGATGTAATCCTGTGACCCTGACGCCACGCCTGTGTCGAGCCAGGGGCGTGCTGGAATCTTAGGTGGTCCATCCGTACCAAAGTGCAACACCGCCCCGAGTTCGGCCATCGTGATCCCAGCGTCACCCTCGACAGCCGCAGCATCCTCATGAATCCCGACGAGCGCGTACTTGCCTCCGCGAAACTTTTTCAGTTCCGTTTTGAGGGTGTCGACGGCCCGTTGGAAGTCAACGGTTTTGAGTGAGATAGCCATGGGTCGAATAATACCACAACGGTTGTCGTGACAATCCTTACCCCGGTAATTCGATACGGGGTAGACATTCGGGGTATCGCTGAGAGTACCGGAATAGACACCCCCTTTTATTCTATACCCCGATACCCTTAATAAATAATATTAGAATGAGGATGATATGTATGTAATACAGTAACAGTATATGCCAGCGGCGTGAGAGTGAGATCGATGCGGGGTATTCGGGTAACACCCCTGAAACCCGCGAGCTAGAGCACTAGAATCGTACCCCGGATAGTTTGCGAGTTCCGGGGTACGGGGTATGGTTTCAGCACCGGTAACCCTGAAAAAGACATTTCATGACCAGTAAAGCCTATGTGGTCACGCCGGGACTGTCGAGTCACCTTCATTTCCGTGACCAGAAAATTACACTAGACATTTCGTGACCATCCGATGTGATCTGGTCACAAACGACCGTTCGTCTGACCATGATTGACGAGCCCGTCATTTCACTCATACTGACATTGCCGCACAGACATGATAACGACGGCGCTACACATGCACGGACGCTACCCAACCTAACGAATTGAGGTAGTGAGAAATGAACACATTAGCAGCGGACTTCATCAAGATTGCCAATAAAGCAAAAGGCGTAGAAAGCGCCGCAAATGGTATGTTCTCGACGCTCAAGTCTGAGGACGTGAAAGACCTGAACCACTTCAACGAGAAGGTCCGGGACGCGTTCCAGGCCAACGGGTGGAGTCAGACGGCGGGACGCCCCGCAGCGGGCTCTAAAGAGAAGCCAGCCCCCGACGCAGTGAAACTCTACGTGTCGACCTTCCGAGCCGCCTATCGCCTGAAACTGGACGTTCTGTCGTTCGAGACGGTCGGGGCGATGCGCACCACCATCCGCGAGATACGTCAGGCCACGCATCAGCGTAAACTTGCCGAGCCGCCAGCACCGTCGCGCCCTGAGATGGAAGGTGTGGACGTCAAAGGCCCTGACAGCCTCATAGGCGCGCTGTGGCACGACGCCATGCTGTTAGCCGATAAGATCCCCACCGATCATCAGCAAGAGATGGAACGTGAGGTGCGCATGGTGATGCAGCGGTTCCTGCGATTCGCACCGCCTGAACTCACATTGGTTCCCCAGGCTGCGTGATAATTATTATATTGACAGGCTCGTCATAAGTGGTGAAACTGGCTCCGTCGAATCCCAATCTACGGAGCCAGACCATGAAATACTTCCTGTTGCATCTCGCCGGTAGCGTGTACGAAACCGTAACGTTTCAGAATTTCACGCAGCGTTTGGTTCGTCGCAAGGTCGGCAACTTGTTCCGAGGCGAATTTCGCCGGAGCTGGGAAGACAGCCGCGTGATGCCGACCACCGAAGAGTGTCAGCGTCTGAACGATCAAGCGGTGCGATCGATATGATTGCGCTACTGGTACTCACCGTGTTCATGACTCGCGACGCGAAGTCCCCGAAACCTGCCGTGGGGTACACCTTCCAATGATGAAGCCATTCAGACAATTACCGTATGGGGAGCGTTTCAAGATACCCGGGTTCCCAGGTGCAATGGTGAGGATCGGTCACAATCTTGTCGCTGAATGGCCGGTGACGCTTTACAACCATAAAGGTGAACCGATCCAATCACTGTGCCGCTGGTGTCACGATGTGGAAAACGGCGACGAGGACGGTACGTCAATGGACACTGAAGTCGAGGTGGTGGAATGACGTACTACGACGAAGGCTGGAACGCGTTTATCAACGGTGACGTATTCGAACCCACGGCTGCGTTCGATTGGCGTAGCGGTTGGAAAGACGCTGAACTCGCGACGAAGAAGTATGGTAAACAACCGATAATTTGAGGGGTGGGTCATGGAACACATCGTCACGATCACAATACCGGTCAGCAACCCGGCAAAAATGGAAGCCGAGGCGCACCATCGGTACAATACGCACGTCATGATCGAGAATAAACTTCGGCTCACACCATCGGAACAACGTCAATACCATGAAATGGTTGCCCAATGGGACATTATCGACGGTGACCCCCATTACAATTGAGTGGCGTCGCGCTGCCCGCGAGTGGTTGGAGGCGAACCCCAAATGACTAACGCGACCATAACGTTCAAGGGTGCCAGTCGTGCGGTGCTGTCAAAGATCGCACGTGATGCGCTCCAGGCTGCCGGGTTCGTGTGCAGCGACATGTTCTACAACGACGCGCATCAGAACGAGAGTTTCGTCGTGCAGAACCCACGTAAAACCGAGAAGGGGTTGAGGCGATGATGACCGCCAGGGAGTGTTTCAAGCTCGCGTACGGTGCGACCCGGTTGGCGTGGAACGCTGACACTCGTATCGGGTGGGTCGGCCCGCAAACGATTACCCGGGCAGTTGAGTATGCAGCGTGTGAGCGGGGTGACCCGTTGGCGCGTCACTTTCCCGGTCGTATCTTGCGGATACTCGAGCATAAGCGCGACCGTATCGCCCGTCCCTGGGTGTATCAATCGTACAACTGCCGCTGCGTGGTCATGCCGATCACACCGCTATCGCCCCCATCCCTGCACGACGACGCAGGCGATAGAACTGCTGACCATACACGGTGAATGTCAGCCAGTCGTCGCCTACGTCCATCATCTTCGGCACGCGATACGCGATAGCCTCATCACCCACCGATTTGCTGGCAACGTTCAACCGCGCCTCAGATGCTGGATCAGCGGTCACACCGGATGTGTCGTAGTTGGTCGCGAGCCAGTGTGCAGCGAAGTAGAACATGCCACGCCGCTTGAAGTTGTGGCACTCGTCTTCGTACGCACCCCAACGACTCGAGCCCGTCTCGGCGTCAGCCTCGCACAGCGCGCACGAGATCAGCGCGTCGGGCCACTTGGTCTCGTCGGCGAACGCGAAGAATTCAGCTCTGAAGCTGTCGATCATTGCCTGGGTGATGACCATTATGGGTAGTCCGTGTTAGGGAAGTCGGGAGTACCCTCGAACCACGTCAGGTACGATGCCACACGTTGCGCTGCGCCCGAGTCGTTCGTGATCCGCTGCAAGTACGTGGTGTTAGGTCGCAATACTCGCTCGTTGCCTGATACCGAATAGGTGCTAAGACTGGAGTTACCGTTACCAGCAGATCCAATGTCGAACGTCGGCGCGCCGAATTCCGTACCGACGACAGTAACGGTTGGGGTCGTGCGAATCACCACACCGCCTGTCACCGGGCCGATATCGTTCAGGTTGAAGTATGGGGTGATCGTACCACCCGTATACGTCGGGGCGCGATATACGCGAGTAGCGAGGCTGATACCGTTGAACTTAACGATGCGCCCCTTGATGATGACCGGAAGCGGGCCAGTCGTGAAAATCGTGTCGATACTCGCGCCATCGGCTAGCACCGCAGTGTTACCGGCGATCTCGTATTGAACACCTTTTTTCACATTGACCGAGTTGTAGTCCTGGGTCACAAGGCCACGCAAGCCGTTGATGACGCGCAGGAACATCGCGTCGAGTGATGAGTCATCCTTCCAGCTCGTCATAGCACACCTCGTCATTGATGGCTACAGAATAGCACGCATGAAAAAGCCCGCACAGTGGCGGGCTGGTGTTGCACCGGAGATTTGAGCATCGTTGAGAGGCTTACCGGTTTTGGCGCTGGTTGTCACTGGGTACAGTCGTGTTCTATGACATTACCGTCACGCGTTCGCTTTGTCAATCTCGGACTGGATACGAGCAGCGTCCCACTTCTTGTCGACTTTGATGCCGAGCAGCATCGCTTCGTCGCGCAGGGCGCCCAGGTCACCACCGTCCGACTCAGGTGCAACCACTTGGATCAGCTCGCCGATTTTGATCAGGTTCTTGACGAAGTCGGACTTGCACAGCGCGTCGGGTACTTCGGTTGGCGGGTTCTCGCCTGGGAGGACGTCGTAATGTTCGGTGTAACCTTCGCCGGTCATTGGACCGTTGACAGTAATGAGTCGCTTAGCGTTGTTTCGGAGCCACATGTGGAATTACCTCGGTGGTGTAGGGTTGCGTCATTGTGGGCGAATGTGACGGGTTGGTCAACGTACCGACATGAAAAAGGCGCCGAAGCGCCTCAGTCACTAAGCGTCAAAGGCTGTCGCGGTACGCACCCGAGAACGGGTAACGGAACTCGGTGCCCGAGATCTTGTATTCCGCAGGGATGAACACGTTCAAACCTTTCATCTGCGGGGCAAGAGCGCGCCATGGGATTGGGTTAACGAGGCCCAGGTTCTCGTCGTTCAGCTCGTAAGCCAACATGCGATCTTTGTTACCGTTCGATACGCCAGCAGCGGCGAGGTTAGCAGCAGTCAGTTGCAGACGCGGCTCGACACGCAGTTCACCACCGGTCAGGGAGGTGTACAGGTTGTTCTTCTTGAAGAACTCCAGCACGGTGGTGTCTGTACCGGTGTCCATACGCTTGCTGGAAATTTGAGCCCAACGAGTGGAGTCCAGCACCAGAACGTTTGGAACGTGTACGTTCGCCGAGCTGACCCACACTTTGACCAGCAGCGAGTTCATGTCCGCAACCAGCTCAGGACCGGTAGCGGTCGCCCAGTTCACGGTGGACGAGTCCACAGCGAGGTTGGCGTTGTTGAACAGACCGGTCATCTGGCGGGAAGCGTCGCCGAAGTAAGCCACACGCTGGGTGTGTTCCTGCGAACCACGGAACGCCGCTTGGGCCTTGGTGGAGTCCAGCGGGATGCGTATTTGTTGCGACTTGCGCAGCTCGTCCAGGCTGTAATCGTAGCTGTTGCCAGCGTAACCGATTGGCACCGAGGATTTGTTCGCAGCGATGGCCACGTTTGGCAGGTCGTCAGCGCTGGAGCCGATGAACTTGCCGATGGTGACGGCGTCGTACGAGATGTAATCCCACGAATCGGCCCATTCAGGAACATTCGTGTTGACCGGGATCAGGCTCGCGAAGTTGATCGCGGTGTATTTCGACTGGTAGATCCGGGCTTCCAGGTTCGCCAGTTGCGAGATGTAGAACGCCAGACCATCGTCGAGGGTCGGCAGACCATCGTTGAAGGTGATCATGTGACCTTTCGGCAGACCGTTGCGTTCAGCGTAAGCATCTGCGACGGCAACGGAAATCTTAGTGCGCTGAGTCATGATCAGCCCCCAATGTTCAGAGTAATTTTAGCCAGCGCACCGGCACCTGCCGAACTGGTCCATTTTGCGTCCGGCACTTGAACGGCCAGGGTCGCAGCAGCGCCGACAACGTTCGAGAACTGACCTTGGTTGGTGCCAGTACCGTCACCGACAACCACGTATACCGGATCATCTTTGGTCACTGCCACACGGGCTGTTACCCAGATCTCGCCGGACGTCACGACGGTCATGTCGCGTTTAGCGGTGGCGCCGACCACATCGCCGGTCGCATAAGCGCGGTTTAGTTCACGCTTGATCACGCCGATGAAGTTCGCAGCGGTCGAGGTCGATACGGGCAGTTTCGCGCCGTCGTCACCGTCGGTCACTACACCCAGGCCGAACGCGAGGTTCACTGTACCTTTGTTGAGCTTCGATACGCCGTTGAGCAGTTGGAAGCCGGTAGACACCATGCCCGCATACGCTACGCCGTGATTGATTGCGTTCCCGCCAGATACGCTCATTGCTGCGCTCCTTTCCAGGCGTTGGCCTGAGATTCTTTGTAGGTGGTGTACGCGTCGGCGACCGGTACGCTGTCAGCGGTAGACTTGCCCGACGCGTCTTTAGCCAGAGCCAACAACTGACTCAGCACGGTCGCGGTGTCACCGGTAACTGTGGTCGTGACATCAGTTTTGTCGGTCGGAACATCCTCGACAGCCTGATCGAATGCAGACTCGATGTACGCCGGGGACTTCGCAGCCCAGTCAACGGATGGCCGCTTGACCAGCAGAGCGGCACGCATCACTTCGGTAGGGTCGACGCTGTCACAGGTGAACGCATCGCCAGCCACTTTACGAGCGGTGGTGTTCAGCGCACCCAGGGCGGCCACACGGGACTTGATCGCGTCGTCACTGCCCAGCGCCAGGGCGGCGGTCAGTTTCTCGGCGGTACCGTCGGCAGTCGCTTGAGCTTTTTCGGCGGCGGCTTCAGCAGTGGTTGCGCGCAGGGTCAGTCGGTCGAACGCGTCGGCGACTACCTGAGCATTTGCAGGATCAGCAACATCAACGCTGCGCCCGCTATCAGTGGTAATGAGTACAGGCATTG